GTAGCTTTTGCATAAGGCGCAATGACTGGAATCATAGAAAGAGCATTGGCCGCATTGGCAACTGCTGAAGCAGGTTTGCTTATTAAACCATCTTTCACAAATTCGTCATTATTCCTGGTATTATTGATCTTCTTTGTAGGGCGTTTATTCTTCTTCCCACCTGCTTGTTCAACATGAGTAGGAAATCCAAAATCATCCAATTCTCTATTTGCCGTACCGGACTGAGCCTGGGCAGTTGTAGGAACAGAAAGAGTAACATCTTCGGCCCAGACAAAAACCGTAACTGTAATGGGATCCGTACCACCATTGGCATGACGCAAAATGTCAAAATCATGAATAGTGACTCGACCCATATCATCAGTCCAATTACTTTGAGTAATATCGAGAAAGTTCTCAGGCCATAAAAAAGGCAACAACATTTCACCACCTTGTGAAGTAGTAGGATCAAGCATAAAATGAGGCTTTTGAGAAGCCCCAACTAAATCTTGTTCAAAAAATGCACGGTTGAGAGTCACTGTATCTCTGGTAAGATATGGATTATAAGAAACCAAAGCTCGTCCATAATAAAAAGAATTACCATTAATAAGCATTTTCATTCTGGGATTACAACGTAAGTTACGATACCTGTTTATTTTTTGTAAAACATCAGCATTACTAAAAAACTCAGTCCACGGATTAAAAACCTCAAACAACCTAGAACTTTCCGGAGTCCATTGAAATTCCTTGATCTTGATAGGACGACCGAGGAAGGAACCGAGTTCTGCGTCGCTAAATCCTGCGAGTTGGGTAGTGACATCTGGTGATGATGAAATGTCGTAAGACCATGGTGTGTCTCCATCGACAAAATGTACATTTTGTGTTGATATGTGCTGAGGCGCTTTTGAGACACTATAAGCGCCAGCATTAGGACTATTTGAGTCAGCCCCAAGACTATTTGTATTATTATTATCATTTGAAGTAGGTAATATTTAATATATACAACACATCAGGGCAGTACCTGCTGCTACTGTGTGCGACAATGTTTCTTTGGCTGACGAAACCGCCGGTAAATACCGGTATCCTAAGGGTAGGATGTCTATATGTACAAAGCTTCCATAAAATATACAAACATGTAAATTATAAAATATGTAGTATCCATATATACACAACTATTTTAAACTTATACTACGGATAGTTCCGGAGTGGATAGATTTTACGCCTCTCCAAGGCTTTTTAGAATTTATTCTAAGAAGTCCCACTCATCGCCTACAGTATGAACAAATGCATCTTCGTCTGCGATTTCATCAACTGCATCGGGCTCACGTCCAAGATATCTGGTCTCGAAATATTTGAGTCTGTCCTCATAAGACTCAGACAACATCTTGCAAGAACCCGTAATTCCACATTTGAATGCAACTTCCTTCATTTGCTTTCTGCGCAATTCGTAAACTTCTTTGCCGTGTTGCCACCATTCACGTAAAGCAACATCAATATTTTTGGCAGATTGATCTTCCAAAGAATCAACTTTGGATTCAAGAACGTTGTGGAGACATTTGAAAATAGATTCTTCGGCCAAAGCTCCATGAATCATACCAGTATCCGCATTGAATTTATTCTCACGCTTCAAAAAATCGGCTTCGAGATCATTCATATATGGGGTTGGTTCAGAT